TCCTGGAACCGTTGTCTGTCGGTTTCCAGATCCTTCCGCTGTTCCGCAACTTCCTGAGTCTTGGTCGTGTAATCACTTTGACGCATAATTGCGTCTTTTAATTCCGGGGGTATATTATACTCTTGCCCCTCGTATTCTACAGTCTCCACTTCAGGGGACGGGTCGGGTTGCTCTTCCGAGTCCTCATCGTCCTCTTCAATTGACGCCTGTTTGGCAGCTACCTCGCTTTCTTCTTCGGTCTCTACCTCTTGGGGTTCGTTCTCGTCCCCTTCAACGATTCCCTCATCGGGTTGTTCGTCAGCCATAATTTACCTCGTGGGTTGTGGTTTCGACTTCCTTCGGGGATGGTCGGTGTACCTCCGACTTCCTTTAGGGCTGGTCGATTTACCCCCGGAAGGGGTAATTGGTGACAGTCCCATAGCTCTGGGCCTGTGCTAAATCTTTCTGTATCTCAGCCTGGGCTTCCATCCTGTCGGTTTCAGCCTCGAATTGATCTATGCCCACCTTCTGCCTGTCAAGATCGAGCTTCTGTTTATCGATATTTATCTTGGCTGCATCGACCTGTTGGTCGCCCTCTAGTTTCCTGATGTGGTCTATCGCCATTTGCAACTGTGCTTGCAAAGCGGCTTTCTCCGGGTCTTCAGGCTGAGTTAGCTTCTCCAGTCTCTTGGCTATCTCATCAGCCCCAGGCCAGTCGAGGTTCTTGGCAAATATATCTCCAATGATCGGCGCGGCGTCTGGGTATACCCTGAGAAGTTCCATCATCTGGGTTGCGGCTTCCTCGCGTCTTGTCGTAAAGCTAGGCCCGCTTCTGACTACCAGGTCATACTTGCCTTTGGTTAGATCGTATATTCTGGCCTTCGGTTGGCCCATTTCATCCATGACAGGTTGGCCGTTCTGCATCATGGGGATTTGCTGATTAACCTGTACGTTCTCAGGCTTGTCGTCTTCACCCAAGACCCTGACCACTCTCTCGCCGCTGTAAACATGAGGAATTAAGTCAAGTATTATCTTCCCGGCGTGTTGTATTGCCTTGTTGAGATTGTCGATAAAGTGAAAGGTCGAAACATCCCCTTCCCTCTGTCTCGCTAGAATCGCACGGCCTGATTGCTCATTGGACCTCGCGCCTAAAGAAGCATCGTGCATTCCAATCACGGACTTCATATCATCCGAGGCGTTGAGGGCTTCCTGTAAGGCTCCCGCCGGTGGCCCTGCGAATGATTGTCTTTGAGGCGCTACTTGCCCGTCATACTGTAGATAAGGATGGCTGTCGGTATTAGCCGTCGCCCACTTGTCCCCGTCCTCGTCGAACGCACCAACAGGCCCAATGAAAGGCGCTTTGGGAGCTAAAGCCACTAATTCAGTCGAGGCAGTCCTCCAGTAGTTATAAATCCTCTGTGGGTCTTTCGCGTCCCTGATTAGGGATTTAAAGTGTCTCTTTCCCTCGACCCAACTCTCTTCGCCGTAGACCGGAATAATGGGAATATACATCCCCGGCCAGTCGATCTCTTCCAGGACTTCCTGCCCGCTTAAAGTATACCTTTTGACCTTCCATGACTTAACCGTTCGCGTATTCTCCACGAATACTTGAGATACATCCCAGTAGTCCTTGTTCTTTTCATAAACCTCCTCGTCTATCACCTGGCCGTCACTTAATAGAACTATAGGTCTGGGTTCCTCTGTTCGCTTCCAGTAGTCTGCAACCCTAACCGAGTCCTCTGTTATCCAGTCGAGGTCTTTCTCTGACTCGAAATCGGCGTCCCAATCCACCTTATCTGCGTCGGGGAATTCCTTTTCGAACTCTGCGTGGCTCATTACATCGGAGACGAACCCTATATTCCAGTCGCTGCTATCTATCGCCGTGCTTCTAGGGTCGCCGTGTATCGTAAACGGGTTGGCTATCCTCTTAATTAAAATATCCTGCTCAAAGGTATCATTGAAGGCGGGGAATTCCACGTCGATGATAAAGTAGCCAAACCCTCCAGTGACCGCATCGCTCATCGCTGTGTCGTAGGCAGCGTCGGCATTGCTCTGCACCTGGATATTCCTCAGGAGGCCGTTGAGTATCTCCGCGCACTCTACGTCTGCCGTATCGTCCACGGGGAACACCTTAACGCTGGGCGTATTCAGCCGGGCGTCGTTAGCTACCTGTCTTATAAACGCGGGCATACGATTGATCGTTAGAACGGGTCTGCCTTCCCGGCTACGCTTGTTCCTGTCGGCCTCGTCCCATTGCTCACCTAGACGGGCGAACCTTATGTCGCTCTCGGCGGCCTCGCGGTTCTCCTCCTCCGCTTCCTGGCAAGTCTCGAATGCCTCAAGTGCTTCTTTTACGATGTCGTCCATTATCCCATCCACGACCCGCCTACATTATTGCGGTGGTCAATCTTAGGTTTCTGTCTATTCAGCTTGGGGAATAGCTCAGTAAATGCCCATACCATAGCGTCCACTCTGTCGGGCGAACCATCACCCTGATACCCTGACGATGTCATCTGACAAAGCTGGGTTTCCAACTGGTCGAATGTCCCGGCATGAGATATGCGCCCTAACTGGTAGAGAGCCGAGATCGGCTCCGCTCGCACATGTTTGCCCCTTGTCGCCCTGACCTCCAGGATACGACACCCCGGCCTCACGCTCTCAAGCGTATGCCGAACCATATCTCCGCCTTGATTAACCTCTATGACTATCGCGTCTGCTGACCACTTGTCATAGGCCGCTATTGTCTGTTCCGCCCACTGCTTAGGCGAACCGTGCCTGGATAGGTCGTCCAGAACATAACCCTTACTGTCCTCGCCTACACCACAGACTATAATTCCATGCTCATCTGAGCCGTCCGTATCGCTCACCGCCGGGTCTACAGCTACCACTATTCTGTTCATTTCAGGCGGCTCTTTTCTCCTGCCCGAATGTAGCGTTGCCCGATCCCAGATGGCTCCTATTGCCGTCGGCTCATAGTCACCCAGCCATATATGAGCGTATCGCTCACGCTTGAACTTCTCATCGTAAACCCGCTCTGCTTCCAGTTCCTTTGGGAAGAACGGATTGCCCTCGTAATTTACCTTTACCACCCCGGCGTTGGGTGGCGGTGTTTCCGACCTGAAGAACTGATCCACAGGGTCTGTTGTATGCCTGGGGTTCCAGCTAAACCATATCTCTGATTTATCTTTCCTTATCGTTGGCCTGAGAAACTCCAGAGACCTGACCGACAGGGTCTGTGCTTCCTCCACCCAGGCAACGTCCATATCATGTAATGATTTTATGCTCTCGGCGTTGTAGTCCTGCATACCCTGGAATATGACAATACCGCCGCCGGGTGTTTCAATCCCGTCGTGCAATACCCTGAAATCCTTCTCGACTCCAAGGTCTTTGATCTTGTCCTCTACCAGTTTCTTGACTGATTCCCTTAGTGTCTTTTGAACCTCCCGAACACATACAATTCTGGTCCCAGGGTTCATCACGCACTTCTCAACGGCAAGCTCCGCAAAGAAATGGCTCTTGCCCGAACCTCTTCCACCCCATGCGCCCTTATAGCGTATAGGCGGGAGTAGTTCCTCAAACGCTCTAGGTGTTGGTATTTGAAGGGTCGACAATGATCCGCTCTATCTTGTTCACCGATATATTGGTGTCTATCTGCTGGGTTTCCTTCCAGCCCATTTGTGTCTTGGCCCAGAATATAGCAGCGGACGTATCACCGGCCATTGCCTTGTTAAACAACGCCCCGCCTACCTTTGCGTTTGCCTTAACTTTGGCCGTGTCCAGTTCCCGCCTGAAATGCTTTCGTAGGGTCTTGTCGTCTATCCCGTCCCTTACAACCAGGGCTATGCTTTCCTGTGGGATACCTACAGCACACATTTGCTCGACCAGCTTACGCTCTTCGTCAGTCGGCTTGAATGTCACTCCGTTTGTTTTTCTAGGCGGCATCCTTTTTTATAGTGGGGAAGGTTGCCCCGCTACCCTCTAATTCAGCCTGTTCGCTTGGTTTAACTGGAGCGTGAAGGTCGGTGCTACCCCGCCGCTGTGACGTGGGAACGTCCATCGCTTGCTTCTCACGCTTTGGGTATGGTTGTTTTAGGTGTTCAATTTTTACCCTCATTTCATCGTCTAACGGTAATAAATATCTGTGCTTTTCCGACCCTTTTATTTTTTTAATAAAATCTTTGCCTATGTGGGACCCATATTTTGCTCGCATTGACCTACCGTGCATTCGCTTGCCAAAAACCAAATATTCATCGGCGCTATTTGTTTTCCCAGTATAGAGCCAATTCGTTGCCTGATAGATGCCGCC